ATTCAGTTTTTGAAATTATGCAAGAATTCCTAAAAAATAAATATTCTAGGGATTTTGTATATAGTATTAAAAATAAACGTGATTGTATAGAACTAAAATTGACAAGCACATACACATAACACCAAAAATAAGGAAAACTAATATGACTATCTACACATACAAACACTCATTTGATGAAGTATTTAATATTTCTAGTATTGAAAATCAATTATTAAGCATTATTGTAAGTGCAACTGGTGCAAAACGTATTGGACGCAGTTATAATTGTCGTTGTATTGTATGTGGAGATAGTAATACAAATCAACGTAAAAAACGTGGTTATATTCTTACAAATCATAAACAAAGTGGCGGAAATAAATCAAATTATGCTTATTATTGTCATAATTGTAATTATTCTAACTCTTTGATAGGATTTGCAAAAGAATATTTTCATGAACAATTTAAATTTGCACTTTCCACATCAAGAATTATCAATGTTGACTACAAAGAGGAAAAACAGTCAAAACAACAATCAGCAGTGAAAAATGATGAAGACCCAACAAGTAAAGAAATTCTCATTTCTGATTTTGCTGATTATGATATTCTTAAATTAACAACACCAATTCAAAACAATGAAAAATTAGAAAATATTAGACAAAAAGTGTTTAATTATATTTCTAATCGTCATATGCCTGATATTTCTATGGAAAAGTTATATTTCACCTTTAGTTATCAGGAAACAGCAAATAAAATACAAAAATCGATGGGCATAAGTGCGGATGATTGGATTATTCATGAAAATATACCAAGATTGATTACAGTTGTTCAGGATTTTGAAAATCCAAACAAGGTATTATCTATTAATGGTCGTGATATTACTGGTAAATCTAGTAAAAAATATGTCATTATCAAGACAGTTAAAGATGAATATATGACAGAACACACATCACATCTAACAAAAGTATTTAATTTACATGATATTGAAATAGATAAACCTATTTTTGTAGTTGAAGGACAGTTGGATAGTTTATTTTTACCAAATTCAATTGCAATACAGGGTGGCGATGTCAATTCTTTGATATATATCCTAAAAAATATCATTCCTAAAAGGTTTCATGATAATTTCATGGTTATATTGGATAATGATAATATCAAAGATACAAGGAAACGCAATATCAAGACAATGTTAAATGATATAAAGTGTTTCAACTGGAAAAATATCAAATCTTGTAATTTGCATAAAGATATTAATGAAATTATCATGTGTGGTAAATTAACAATATCTGATCTAGTCAATGAATTCTTGCAACAGTTTAATCATGGTTGTACTACAGAACAAACGAACCTTTTAAATTTACTAAACTATAGGAATAATATACCTTATGATATTAATTGACTTTAACCAACAAATCGTATCCTCTGCACATTATTTACAAAAAAATAACATTGAAATTAATGTAAGTACATTGCAACATACATTTTTCAAGTATATTATTAGTAGAATACATGGCATTAACAGTTCCCCAATAGCAAGGAAACATGGTGCATTTAGTAAAACTGCTCATGATGTAATTATTTGTTGTGATGGTAGGAATTATTGGAGACGTGATTATTTTCCATATTACAAGATTAAACGTGCAGAAAACAGAAGCAAATCAAGTCTTGATTGGGGTAAAATATTTGAATGTGTAGATGAAATTAAAGAAAATATCATCAATAATACCAAATTGAAATTAATTAATGTTGATAAAGTAGAAGCAGATGATATTATCAGTGTTCTTGTAAAAGAATTTAGCGGAAAAGAAAATATTTGCATCCTTAGCACTGATAGAGATTTTGTACAATTACAAGAATATGATAATATTTGGCAATTCTCAACAATTTCTAATTCATTTATTAAACCTGATATAAGTGGTGTTGATAGTCTGATTGATAAATTGATTGTTGGTGATAAAGGTGATGGGGTTCCAAATGTTTTATCATCTGATGACATTTTTGTACAAGAAAAAGGGAGACAAACCCCAATCAGAAAGAATAAATATGAGGAACTCTACACAGCAATCAAAAATAAGGTTACAAAATGTGCAACTTATGAGGATTTAATGATTATTGAGGAATGTTCAGCAAATTTGAGTAGAAATAATCAACTAATGAACCTTATTACTGGAATTCCAAAGGAAATTAGTAATTTAATACTTCATGAATATGATAAAGTTAAGAAATTTAATGATGATTTAGATGTTTTTAATTGTCTAAATTTCATCAGAAATAATAACTTTAATATAGAAAAACATGACATTATTTATATTGTTGGGAGTTGATTTTTAATATGAATTAAGGTACAATACATGAAATTTAAAAAACGTAGGAGTTACAAAGGAACTTACACACTAGAAAACCCTGATAAATATGTTGGGGATAAATCTAACATTGTATGGCGGAGTACATGGGAGCGGACAGCGTTTAAATGGTGTGATAGAAATGATAATATCACCAATTGGAATAGTGAGGAAATTGTTGTTAAATATATCAGTCCGATAGATAACAAAGTTCATCGTTATTTTGTTGATTTATTCGTTGAGTTTAAAAATGGTAAACGTCTGTTAATTGAAATCAAACCACGTTCCCAAGTCATGCAACCATTATTAACAAAAGGTAAACATCAAAAAACTATTCTTTATGAACATCAGACATTTGCGGTTAATTCTGCTAAATGGAAAAGTGCTAGAGAATATGCAAAAACAATCAATGCTGATTTTGTTATTTTTGATGAAAATGTAATACGTCAATTAGGAAACTATAGTATATGACAATCTTAACACTAGCAAGAGATTTACAAACTCTAAAAGAAAATGAAGCACAATTTGAACAATTAGAGAATGATTGGTATAGGATTAATACATATCTTGACACACTTGGTAAAAAACAAGGTATGCAAATTGAAAAACGTCTGAACTTCAAATATTCAAAACGTCCAACAACACTACATTTAGCAACTGTAAATAAGTTTTTGGAAATGGATAAACTATCAATCAGTTCAAGTAACAGAACACAATATTTAAATGATTTACATACTAATAGTGAGCGTGTGTATGTTGTATTGAATGATGGTAATAACTTCATTTGTCGTATTGACATTAGAAAAAGTGGGGCAAAACTACAAAATATTGTCAATCATATTAGAAATAATTCATTTCCTGAACTTCTAAGGGGTAAATATTCATGGGAAGTATTGGATAAAAAGGGTGATTATACAGATGAATTTAAACAACAACATCTAAATATCTATAATACTGCATATGATGAACATACAACTTATGTTGGTGCTGATGTTTATGTATTTAAACTAGACCACATTAAAGAAAATGGCGAACCAGTATTTGAAACTACATCAGTTCCAGTGCCTTTTTATTCGTTCTCAAAATGGAATTTTAGATATACTAACCCAAACGGTGCAACCAAAGAACAAGACAGAATGACACTAGATGATAATGAACAGAGGTTTGTTGATGGAATTAATAACGGTATTTTTAACTATATGCAGTCTAAACAATTACCAAAAGTGATTAATCTTCAATCATCAACATTTGTCAATTTTGTTGATTTCCTTACATCACAAGGGAAAGATAAAAATATCGGTGATTATAAAGCAATTCGTATCAGTCCAGTTGATTTTGCAAAATTACCTGATGAACAAATTGTAATCAAAGATATTTATCAGTTGATGAATGGTAATTATGATGAAATTGATGTCAATTTAATAGATGGTTTAACAGATGATGAAATTGAAGAAATCAAAAATGAATTTGATAATATTCAGCGAAATAAGATTAATCCTGCTGATATGATTATTTTTGATGTTAAACGTATCAAAGAAACTAAAAAAATAGTTAATGAATTCTTAAAAACCACTAAGAAAACCAATAAAAACCGTATTAATCTGATTGATAAATTATATGATGATGGACTTGTATATACAGTTTCATTAAAACAACCTAAAAACGGTGTTGATGTGAAATTATACACACCTAAACCATGTGAGGATATTTCTATGGATATTGAAAGTATCAAAAAAGAATTTGTTTCATTCACCAATAGAAAAACCATCAATGACTTGAATAATCGTAGTAGAGGTATTTTCAGTAGCAGAAATTG